CTAGCGGTTACGCTCTTTTTTTCTTTGCTGTGCCAAATTTGTGCCAAATTTTATATCTTTATTTATTTTACTAAAGATATTTTTAACTTCCTTATTCTCAATTTTTTCAAGTTCTTTTAGAATATGAGAATAAGTATCGAGTGTTATAGATATGTTTGCATGTCCTAATCTTTTAGAAATAGTCATAATGTTAACTCTTTTATAAAGAAGTACAGAGGCATGTGTATGTCTTAATCCATGAGAAGTTATATGATGGTCAAGCCCAATTTCGTTACAGAATTGCTTTAGTGCCTTATTTGCTTCTGAAATTACAATTATTCCTCTGCGTGGATGCCAGCAAACTAAATTATCAGGGTTGGGATTTGTGAGTTCCAAATCTTGGAACAACTTTTCTTGGCAATGTTTATACCGCCAAAGAATCATTTTTGTACTTCCATCAATTACAATATCTCGAACAGAACTCTCATTTTTTGTTGGTCCAAAACCTTTTTCATCATATCTCCAAGTTTTGCGTACTTTTATTAAGTCGTTATCAAAATCAATATTATCCCATGTTAAGCCAGTAATTTCGCTATATCTCATACCGGTCATAGCACCAATATAGAATGTTATTGGATAGGTATTTGATGGGTCTATTTGTTTTTTTAAAGATGTAATAAAAAGTTCAAACTCACTGTAATTTAAGAATTTAACGTGATTCTCTTTGATGACCTTTTGGCCTTTTATTGAGACTTTTTGCGTGAAATCAGATTGTATAATACCCTCATCTACGAGAAACTTTACACAACTTCTCAATTGACGGTTAAAATTTTTTATAGTGCCATTTGAAAGTGTTTCTGATGCCTTATTAATTCCAATCTGATACTTTACTCTATCCATTTCTTTTACAGTATATGCTGCAAAAAATTTATTGATATACGCAAGAGTACTAAAATATGTCTTATAAGTTGATGATTCAATTTTTCCTTTTTTAAAAATTTCCATCCATTCAAGAAATGCTTCTGAGAGGAGAGTGTTCTTTGAATTAACTTTGAAGCCTTGCTTTATTTTTGATTCCAGAGAAGAAGCTTCAGCAATTGCTTCAGATTTAGTTCTAAATCCACTTTTTCTTATTTTTTTATATTTTCCATCAGCTTCTTTGATAGACAATTCATATTGCCATACCTTGCCTCTTTTAACATATCTTGCCATTGTTTTTACACCTCATTTTTGTTAAAATAGATGCAGTAAAAACCCACGTTTGCGCGTGATTTTACTGTTCTTAATATACTACCCTTCGCCGTCCAAAGTTTAGGGTAGTTTTTTTATTTTATTTAAGCAATTCCAAATAGTTCTTGAAATTCTTTTTCTGCCATATTATAAAAATTATGACTTAAATGATAGCGATCTAAAAATTCGTAGATACTAACAGTTTCAATTACATCAAAATAACTAATACAATCAACAATATAATCATGCATTTCTTGTTTGTTGATGTTAACTTTTAACTCATCTTTGAAAATTTCAGTAATCGCTTCATGCATTTCAACATATTCATTTCTGATTAGCGATTCAGCCAATTCAAACGGTGATTCAGTTGTATCTACAAAGATACTAAAGTATTCGTAACTCCCGCCATTTGCTTCAAATATTTCCCAAAGAAGAAGAATTGCTTCATGATTGGCTCTGGTTTCCTGCGGATTTATCGCATCACAATATTCTCCACGATGAACATCATTATTAAGGATATGGATAAGTTCATGAGCAAGTCCAAACGGAGTAGCTAACTCAGAATTATAAATCATAATCTTATCATCAACATTTACTGCTGCGGGCAAAGGAAAAGATTTAGTATTAAATGTTTCGATTCCACTTTTTTCAATTTCTTTAAGGAGATACTCTAAAAGCTCCTGTCTGCTCATAGAATCCTCCTTATTTATCTTTGTTTTCCAAACGTTTACCAAGTACGCGTTTCATTTCTTCCTTGGCTTCATCTGTAAGAGGTTTCCCTTCAAAAGATACCCATTTATCCCAATCAATTTTACTATCATCAACTAATTCAGCAAGATCAATGGTTTGTTGACTTTTTTTATTTTCTAAACTAATAACTTTTGCAGTTTCTTTTTCTTGATCTTTTAATTGAGATTTTGCAGTTTCAAGGACAATTTTTTGGCGTGGAGAATCGAGTTGTTCCATTGCTCTAATTGTCTCTTGAATTAAGGGTGGATTTTCTATTTCTTCATTATTACTGGTTTCTTCTTTAGATATTCCTAGTAAATATTCTGTAGATATTCCTAAAACTTTTGCAAAGTCATCCGCTCGATTCAGGGGAAACTCTCGAGTAAAATTAAAATATCTTGATATAGCAGACTTCGCCATATCGACTCTTCTTGCAAGTTCGGATATCGAAAGTTTTTGTTTATTTTTTTCGTCTATTAATATTCTTACAATTTCTTCATTTGTTCGCATGGTTTTCTCTCTATTAACTTGATAAAGATATTATAACATTGTTCCCAAAAAAGCACAAGAAGTAAATTAAAAAGCTCTTTTTGCTTTATTTTATATATTTTTTGTTGACAAGAGAGAACAAAGGTGTTATTATTGAATTGTTCTCGAAAGAGAACGAAAGGAGAAGATTATGACGATTGATTTAAATCGAATTAAAGCAGAACGAATCGCTAATGATTTAACACAAGATGATGTTGCAAAACGCATGGGGTGGAAGACTAGAGCGGCATATGCAAAACGTGAGAATGGTATCGTAGCAATTGGTGCCAATGAACTTATTAAGTTAGCATCGATTTTTGGATATGAAAAAGAAGATTTAGGTATTTTTTTTAAATCAAACGTTCCCAATAAAGAACGATAAAAGGAGGTAATCACAATGGATCAATTAATCAGGGTCACTCAAAACAAAAATAATGAACAAGTTGTTAGTGCAAGAGAATTGCATAAAACTCTTGGAGTGAAGAAAAGATTTTCCGAATGGTGGAAAGAAAATTCAAAACTTTTGGTTGAACACGAAGATTTTGAGGGTGTACTTATAAGTACACCCTATAATCCAAGATTTCCAGATAAAGTTCAGCAACTTCAAGATTATGCTGTCACGGCTGATAATACAAAACATTTAGCAATGCAAAGCCAAACTAAAAAAAGTCGAGAAATTCGCGACTATTTTATAGCATGTGAAAAAGAACTTAAATTACAGCAACTACCGATGACACTTGATCAACAAATTGCTGCAATTGCAACTGGTTACGGAAGTGTAAAGCGAGACCTTGTTGAAGTTAAAGACAAAGTTACTGATTTAACGGAACGCTTCGGACTTCCAGCTACGAATGCTTCGATTCTCAAAAATATTCGAAACATACACATTATTCGTTTCTTAGGCGGCAAAGATTCAAAAGCATACCATGAATTAGGCAGAAAGGTATTTTCAGAGTTTGGTAGAGATTTCAAAGATAATTTTGGAGTTCCACGCTATGATGCAATTCCTTTAAGTCAATATGATGAAGCGATAGCTTATACAAAATCTTGGCAACCATCTTATAATACGCTGATTTCTATTAGAAATACAAATATGCAAATGGAGTTGAAGTAAAAATGGAAGAAGTTGTTACGCATTACGGAAAAACTATTCTGCAACATAGTGTTAAGTGGTACAAAGAAAAACTTTCGGTTTATTCAAAAGATTTTCTTAGAAATTCGCTCATACCTCAAATGTATGAATGGTCAAATGCTTATAAGGCAGCGGTTGAGTTGACTGAGAATATAAAAACGAAAGGAAAGTAGAACATGGACAGTATCTACTTAATTTACAACAAATACACGGGAGAAATAAAAGAGCGCGTGTTTACTCTTAAAGAAGCTTTTGATAAAGCGCAGGGAGAATTTAAAATTTGGGAGGTTTGTTGATATGGATAATGTTAGAGACCTTTTGCAGAACAAGCAGGTCATGATGATTAATATTGCTGACAACATTCTAATTACCCGTGCCGATTTTGAAGAATGGGAAGAGTTAAAGAAATCTAAAGTTGGGAACTGGTGGAACTCACTTGCCGAATTCTGTGAACATGCACCAGTATCGCCTAACGTAATGGCAGATATTTTAAAAATGCCAGAGTTGAGGGTGCAGATAGAACTAACTAGAACTAATCCTAATGGCTGGGTGGAATATGCAACAGGTAAAGGAACAAGTTGGTATTTTAAAGAAAGTAAAGCACGCGAATGGTTAGAAAATGATTATGCAAAATGGAGACTTTTCTATCTCGAAAGGTATAAGGGTAAACATTTTCAAAATAAATAAAAAAACTCCGTTTACGAGACGGAGTTGAGTAGAAACTTTGGACAGTATCTGCTCTGATTATAACATAAATTGGAGAGAAAAAGGGATGTTTGCAGAAATGAAAACAATCCCAGACTATCCCGCTTATGCAGTGACAAAAGATGGGCAAGTTTGGTCTTACAGAGTAAATGGGATGACTAGAGATGAGCACAATAAAATGATTCATAGTAGAAAGGAAACTAGAGTTATTTACCAGGTTGACCTCAAAGAAGGCATAACAAGAAAAATCAGAATGCCTGAACCAAATGAACCTATTTATTCTAGCTTACTCCATTGCCTTGAGAGAAAACCTCAAAAAATTACTTGTCATGGTTATATATACTATTACGAAGATAAAAAACATCGTATTGTTGAAGAACTAAAATCAAGAATAAAAACCAGTACTTTGGCATTGCAATGTATGGATGATTACAATCCATTCAGAAGAACTGTAAAAGATTCTATTATACGCAATAAAAAGTATCTTGAAATATTAGAAAAAGCATAGGAGAAGAATGATGACTGATGTAAATGCAGCAACTGTAAGACCCCAGTATTTTTTAGAGCAAGTAAGACGCTTTGGAGCACAATGGGCTTCTGAACGATACAAAGTTTTAGACCCAAAAACACTTAGAGAGCTAAGCTTTAAAGAAAAGCTAATTTTTGCAGGAGCAATCCTATGATTGAAAAGTGGAACAACCGAGATATTCCGTTTACTGTGGTTGATTCAGCTGCAGAATTAAAAAAGAAGTTAATCAATGAATTTGAGGTTAGTACTGGTTTAGTATTTCCAATCTCTGTAAGAATGAGCCTTTTGACCTTGAATTATAAGAAACTTGGTCAAGAATTATCAAGTATGAATAAAATAATTATTCTAAAGGAAAAATAACATGAAACAGCAATTCAAAGATAAGATGGTAGTCGCAGTTACTCCTAATCGATTAATGAGTGCAATTGACAAGGCAGTTAAATACTGTTCTGTCAGTGACCAACAAATAAAGATTTGGTTAGAATCTGACCAACCTAGCAAAGTCATTGATGAAATTTGTGACCTAGTAAAAGCCAGCGTAGATGAAAAGCTTTGGGAAAAAATTGAGATTTAAGGGGAACTAATGATAAATAATGTCGTATTAGTGGGTCGTATCACACGAGATCCAGAATTAAGATATACACCACAACAAAATCAAGCAGTAGCAACTTTTAATTTAGCTGTTAATCGCCAATTTAAGAACGCAAACGGAGAACGTGAAGCAGACTTCATAAATTGTGTTATCTGGCGTCAGCAAGCCGAAAATTTAGCAAATTGGGCTAAAAAAGGAACTTTGATTGGATTAACTGGTAGAATCCAAACACGAAACTATGAAAATCAGCAAGGACAGCGAATTTACATCACAGAAGTAGTTGCTGACAGTTTCCAAATGCTGGAAAGCAAAGGTGGAGCAAAACAAAATGATGATTCACTTATGGGAACAGCACCTAATTTTGCGCGTGACACTCCCCATGATATTCCAGGCACAGAAATTAGTGATGATGATTTGCCATTTTAGGAGGATTTAAATGTCAGAAATAATAAAAGAAAGCCAATTTGAGGGTGTAAATTATTATATTATTCTTCCTGCACAAGTACTGCATGATAATAAGTTGACACCACTTGCAAGGTTAATTTATGGGGAATTATCAGCATTAGCCAATATTAATGGATATGCATGGATTAGTAATCAGAAACTTGCTGATAAATATGAAGTTTCTTTGCGGACTATCAATAATTCATTATCTGCACTGAAAGATTATGGATATATCAGAACTGAACTCTTTTACAAAGAGAATAGTAAAGAGGTTGAAAGACGTGAAATTTACATTGAACCACATGAAAATAATTTCATGACCCCCATGAAAAAAATTGCAGGAGGGTCACGAAATAAAATGCAAGACCCTCATGAAGAAAATTGCATGAGCCCCATGAAAAAAACTGCACAGATAATAACACAATATAATAACACATCTAATAACACAGTTAATAATTCTAATAATAATAGTTCTAATAATAATAAAGAAAATCAAAATAAAAATTCTGATGGAAAATTAAAAAAACTCATCCCAATATTTGAGCAAGAGATGGGAATGATCAGTCCAACAGCAATAAATGAACTTAGAGATTGGTTATTTGAAGATCACTATGAAGTAGAACTTATTAAGTTAGCACTTAGAGAATCTGTATTAAACCGAAAAGTAAACATGAATTATATTAAGGCAATACTTAGAAATTGGCGACAAGAGGGAGTGACAACGCCAAAAATGGTAAAAGATAGGGAAGTAGAACGCTTTTCACCAAATCTTAAAAAGCAGGAAGATTTCTATATTCCTTTAGATGGTCCATGGAATGGAACTGAGGGGTAAGAAATGACAGTAGAAATCAAGCTAGAGTTACTTCAATTCTTAAATGTAGCACTTAATCATACTCAATTTATCGCAGTCACGCGCCAAGTTGATGAATTAAAGAATAAATCCTTGTCATCATTTCTTGGCAAAAAAATGGAAGTAGTTGCTTTTGAAGATGATAAATATTTTCAATTCAAAAACAAACAATGGGTACCAGTAACCGAAGACAGAGCAGACCGAGTTTTAGTCAGGATAAATGCTGCTGGATTCTTTGAAGATTATAAGCCAACTCAATTTGGTTCAGATTTTCCAGATACGAAAGCAGCATTAGAATTTTGGGAACAAATCAATCGTAGATGGGTAAAACTAACTCAAGATATGCTCGTGTTAGGAGTTGAGAACGTGGGGGATAGATGATATTAAGAAAGTTAATGCCATACCTACAAGATGAAATCTGGATAGATATCACAGAACAATCGGATGGTTATTATAAAAATCATATCGGAAAAGCTCCAAAATTTATGATAACAGGACCTGTTCTTAGTTATGATGTCCTTGAAGTGAATGGTCCTATCGAAGCACGGGGAATCATAATTCTAAAAGTTTTAGTGAAGTGGAGAGGCAAAAAGTGAATGAAGAAAAATTTAACCGAATCAAACGAATGTTTTTGAAGCGGTTAGCAGATAACTTTTGGTATGACGGGCAATGGAAATTCTCTCATACTCTTAAGAAAAATCATCAACTGGCGCGTGAACAAAGAAGTAGGGTGACACAAGCATTAAGACGTTGTGTGACTAGCGAAATCTTTCCAACTGCAAATATATTAAAAATGTTAGCTGATTATTTTACTGCTGAAGAACTAGCAGATGTTGCTGAAGCAAGAATTGTACAAGAAGAGCGTTTGCGAGAAGAAAAAAGGCAACATATGAAAATATTAGGTACAGTTCGGAGTGCTAAGCGACAACGACTAACAAATTTAATTATTGAACCTAAAACTGAAGTTACATTGCCTAACGGGAATAGGGCTGAGTTTATTTCAAAAACAGAAGGTGGAAATTTTATCTTCAAAGAAATCAAGGACTATAGCACTCACTTACTGACAGAACAAGAAGCAAGATGGATTGTGGAAGGAAAATAAAAAATGAAAATGTTTGAATGCGATTTTTGTGACTCTCAAGTACTTGGGAGAGAACACTGGATTATCCAAGGAGAAAAATTTAAATTTTGTTCTCGTAGATGTGCGGAAAATAGAGCAAAGATGACTGGGAAAAAATGGAAGTTGGTACATATCAGATGAGAATCAATAATAAAACAGAAAATGTATCTACAGCTTTTGTTCCAAATCAAACAGATAATTTTATTATCAGAAATCTACTACCTTATGAGGGAACGCCTATGGCAATTACTAAGTTTAAAGAGTGTTGCAATGAATTATCAGATTATGCTTACTGGTTTATGCTATCCACTCTTTGGGTCAGTTATTCTGGATTTTCTGACTTAGAACTTTGGAAAGAATTATTTAGTAGTAATCGTCCAAATAAAAGTATTAGTTTGATGAAACCCGATGAATTGGTAGCGTTAAAAAAATTGCCTAATAAAATTATTGTTTACCGTGCGCACCGTCAAAAAGAAACTGACTGGATTGCGTATACTTTAGATAAAAATATTGCAGATCGTTTTGCGCGTGAACGTGGGACAAGTGAAGTTACTGCTTATAAAGTTAAAAAAACAGATGTTCTGGCTTACTTCACTCGTAGAGGAGAGGAAGAAATTATAGTTATCAATAAATCAAAAGTAAAAAAATTGAGGAAAGTCAGAATGACCGACAAACTAATATCGCTGGTCAATGACTGGTGGGGAGGGATTGAATGAAATCAAGCTGGAAAAAGCAGAGACAAGCAACTAAAAAACGGCAAATTAAGCTTCTAAGATGGCGAAATAATTTTGTCAGAAAATATGGATTTAAGAACGTTGCTGAATTAGGAATTAGAGTTAGTGAAACTGTTAGAAAAATAGTGGATGCTTTCTACAACGCTCTAAAACAATTAACGAAAATGAGGACAACCAATGAAACTTTTGTGTAAGCTGTTCGGGCATAAGTGGTCGGAATGGAGAGTATATTTATTTGGCGCTCATGAAGAACGCTTTTGTCGGCGTTGCTACATTATAGATAAACGCTTAAACCGCTCTGACCTTGACGAGTCGGAGAACGTGTTCCCTGAAAAATGGCTTGATAAACATATGGATTGAACGCAAAAAAAGCCCAAATCAAAGATAAGGGCTTCGGGGGATTAACAAAAATTAACGTGAGGATGTGTCCATGCAAGATAAACAAGGTCTAACCTGGAGTGATGGATATATTTCTTTAACATATTCCATAGCATCAAGGTCATTTTCAAATTGTTTATTAATAAGATACGAATCAGTGACTGTCGGACGATTGGGGCAAGCACCTTTGTGTACTTCATGATAACCGCTAAAGTCGCCAGTTTTATTTACAACATAACTCATGAGTTAGTCCTCCTTCAAATAGTTTGTATTGGTTATACAATTTTATTTTAAAACTATTACTAACTAAGTACAAGCAATATGATTAAATAAAAGGAAATATAAAAAAGCCCAAGCTGACCTAGCTTGAGCGATTGTTGTAAAAATTATTAGTTACTATTGAATGGTCACATTCATTATACCACTGATTAATTGATAACTATAAAATTTGATTTATTAAAAAATCTTTAACTATAACAAAAAAAGCCCGAACTGACCAGGCTCGAGTTATATGTTCTAGGTTTAAATTTTATTCTTAAAATTTAGGTCTACTACATTATACCATAATAAAAATAAGTTATAACAAAAAAGCTCGAGTTGACCAAGCTCGAGCGAAATACGAATTTACAACTTATTATAATATTTTTGGTCAGTTATATTATATCACATACTGAGCTAGGAACTCGCTAAACTCAACTGGAGGGAAAATAAAATGGACGAAGATGGGTGCATCGGAGGATGCTTAATTCCAATTATATTAATCATGTTTATTATCTGGTTTGGTAGATATGCATTGCACTGGTGGTAAACAAAAAAACCCACGGCAATGGGCTTCGGCAAGAACTTTTCTAACTTAATTATACCACAAAAGGAGAACTTGATGAATGGCAGATAAGTTAGATTTATTATTAAAAGATTATATCACAGGTAACTTAGACAGAAAGATTCAATCTCGGATAAACAGTATCACTTTTAAAATCAAATATAAGAGTAAGCCAGATAATCTTGGAATACGAACAGCATATTCTGGTGGTTCAGAACCTGAGAATTCTCTTTTAATGAAAGAAAAGATTAATAAAGCTCTTGATGATGATGATGTTCTAAATGAATTAATCACAAACAGAGCAGCGCTTAATCTATGGTGGCCCACAGAAGATGAGGTTGCTAAGAAGGCACTCGTAATGTATCACAAGAAAAAGTGGACTTGGTCTGGTGTAGCAATGGAAATGAAAGCAGATAGGTCTACTTTGTTCAGAAGAATTGATGATTTGAAAATACGAATAGGTCACTATACTATTTGATGATGTCAAAAACCGTGCAACAATTGTACAACAAACATGCGACTTTTACTCTTGAATAGCATGCGATAATAGTATCATCAATAATTTAAGAAAAAAGGTCGTCAAGGTTTGGCGGCTTTTTGTAATTTCTAAGGGAGGAAAGCAATATGTTAAAAAAAATAAGAACAACAATCAGTGGAGATGAGTACTGGGATTCAAAGTTAAAGAAAACAATATTCGTTCCTTTTGGTCAAAAAGTTCCCAATGAAGAGTTTGATGAGGAAACAGGAGATTCTAAAAATGAAGGAGTTGAGGAAAATCAAGAGGGTCGTGAAGATATCAGTGGATTCACAATTTCTGAGTTAAAAGAATATGCTGCAGGTAAAGGAATTGAGATTCCTAAAGAAATCACAAAGCGGGATGATATTCTTGAATTCTTATCATGAAATATTGTGATTTCAACGGATGTCAAAATAAGATAAGCAAAGGTAAGTATTGCGAAGAACACGCAGTATCAAGAAGAGTGCGCAAAAAGAAAGATATTTACCACCACGAGAACAAACCGTTCTATCGTACTGATGATTGGAAGTCACTGTCTAGTTTTGTGTATGAAAGAGAAAAAGGGAAATGTCAAAGATGTGGTAAGTTTGTCTTCGGTCGTCAGGCTCATAGACATCATGTTATCCCAATAAGAAAGAACCCTTTGCTTAAGCTTGATCCAAATAATATTCGTTTGCTTTGTCCGAAATGTCATGTTATTGAAGAAAATGAAGAAGATTCAAAAAAAGTTTTTGCAAATTATTTTTCAAAATAATTTTGATAGCCCCCCTATCCAAAATAATTTTTTTATTTTCAATGGAGGATAGGGTAGATGGAGTCACAAATAAAGTTGCACAACTTTTAAAAAAAGAAAGGGGGTGTGAAATGGCAAAATTATCCAAAAAGAAAAAGCTTGAAATCCTAGATATTGCAAGGGAAGAAGAGCGAGAAAGAATCATCAATATCTTAAAAGATGATGAGCTTTTTACACCTTCAATTTGTCCATTAATTGACAACTATTTGGATGCTTTTGTGATATATAAATCCATGTTTGATGAATGGAAAGCAAAAGGTTTTCCTGCTACAAAACAGCATAAGAACAAGGCTGGAGCAATTAATGAGATGAAGCATCCTCTTGCTCAATATGTCGAAACTTGGAACGACAAAAAAAACAAAATGCTTGATGCGCTTGGATTGACTAATAAACGAAAAATTGCTCAAAAAGTGGAAGAAAACGATGGTAAAACGTCAAAAATTCAATCCATAAATGAATTACAGGCGCATCGTGATAAGTGGAGGAATTCTGGGTGATCATTGAACCTGGGATAAATTATGCTGATCTATATGCCACGATGGTAATGCGTAATAAGTCCAAGTATCCCAAGTCAATTATCAAAGCAGTGGAGCGATATCGCAAGTGGAAAAAGCGTAAAGACATTTGGTTTGAAGTTGACCGAGCAAATGAAATGCTCGATTTTGTTCAATCATTCGTTAGGCACGTCAAAGGACCACTTGCAGGTCAATTGATGGAACTCGAACTGTGGGAAATGTTTGTTTTTTCAAATATGTATGGCTGGTATCATACTAATGAAAAAGGAAAAGATGTTCGTTTAGTTCGAGAATCTTACACACAAGTCCCTAAGAAAAATGGGAAAACGGCAATTGCAGCTGGTGCATTACTTTATGCCATGTATGGTGAAGGAGAACTTGGTGCAGATTGCTATACTGCTGCAACCGATTATGAGCAAGCTCAAAATGCTGCAGAACCCATTGCTCAAACCATTGAAAATGCTCCTGAGTTATCAAAAGATACTCAAATTTATAAAGGAGTGAATGGGACTATTAGCGGAGCATTATATCGCTATTCTATCAATGGCATTGTTTACCAAAATAAATTTAAAGTTTTAAGTAAAAATACTAAAGGACTTGAAGGAAAAAACCCATACTTTGTATTGAATGATGAGTTACATGCCCAAGAAAATATGGACATGTACGATAACTTGAAATCAGCTCAGATTTCTCGTGAACAACCAATGATGCTTAATGTTTCAACAGCAGGAAAAGGATCATCTTCAGTGGGAATGCGGGTCTATAAGTATGCAAAACAGGTATTAGACAATGATAATGATGATTCATTATTTGTTGCTATCTGGGAACCTAACAAAAATTTTGATTGGGAAGACCGGAAAGTTTGGGAGATGGTTAATCCCAATATCGGAGTCTCAGTTACACTTGAACAATTAGAAACAGAATTTAAAAAAGCCAAACAGTCAGCCCATTCTAAGGCTGAATTTTTATCTAAACATCTTAATTTATTTGTCAATAGTGCCGATAATTTCTTTGAACAAGAACAAGTAGAACATATTTTAGTTGATGATCTCGGAGATTTAACTGGTGAGACATGTTATCTTGGACTAGATTTATCAAAGACTACTGACTTAACTTGCGTTAGCATTAACTTTCCGACATTTAATGACGAAGGAAAAGCAATATTAAAAGTCAAGCAAATGTATTTTATCCCTATTGATAACATCGAGTTTAGAGAAAAAGAGGACAATGTTCCTTATCAGGATTTGGCCGAGAAAGGATTCGTCACTTTTTGTGATGGGAAGATGATTAATCAAGACCAGGTTCTTGATTATATTATTGAATGTATGGATTTATATGATGTTCAACAATTGAATTATGACCCAGCAATGTCACAAAAATTGATTGAAAAGTGTGAGAATCTTGGAATAGAGTGTATCGCGGTCAATCAATATCCTACAGTACTTAATGCTCCACTTGACGATGCTGAGCGTATCATTTATGAAAAGCGTTTATTTACAGATAACCCTTTGCTTGTATACTGTGCTCTTAACATAGTAGTCGTAACCAATATAAATGGGATGAAAGCTCCGTCGAAACGTCAGTCGAAAAAGAAGATTGATGGATTTGTGGCGTTTTTAGTGGCCCATAAAGAAACGATGATGTTATTAGATGATATTGATGAGGATGGAATTGATGATTTAATCAGCGATATTTATCGCTAAAGGAGGTGATGCTATGGGAGTTAGAGACATGCTTTCTAATTACCTTTACAAAAGAGCAGAAAAACGAGGTTGGGTACAAGATGCCTATAATCAATCGATTCGATTCGGTGGTGTCTTTTCGAACGATGAGAACATTTTATCTTCAAGTGATGTTTACGAGTTACTTCAAGACATCAGCAATCAGATTGCCCTTGCAGATATTATTGTAGAAGACAGTAAAGGGAATGAAATTGAAAATCATAAGGCCCTTACAACGTTGAGAAACCCTAACAATTACTTGACAGGTTTTGAATTTATCAAGTTGATGGCTAATAGCTATCTCTTAAATGGAGAAGTATATCCTGTGCTTGACGGAGATCAGATTCATTTAGCTTCGAATGTTTATACAGAACTAGATGAACGCCTTGTTGAACATTTTAAAATTGGAGGTACGGAGATTCCACCATACATGATTAGGCACATTAAAAATATAGGCTCTAATCACTTGAAGGGTGTTGGAATTTTAGATATTGGGAAAGATACCTTAAATGGTGTTATGAGCGCTGAAAAGGTTCTGACAGATAAATACTCTAAAGGAGGATTACTTGCGTTCATGCTGAAACTGGATGCGCATATCAACCCTCAAAACGCTGCTCAGTCAAAATTTATTAAGGCTATTCTTGATCAATTAGAAGGAATTGATGATTCAAGAACAATAAAAATGATTCCTTTAGGGAAAGGATACTCCATTGAGACATTGAAAAGTCCAATTGAAGATGAAAAAATTCTTGCCTATCTTAATGTCTATAAAAAGGATTTAGGAAAATTCTTAGGTGTAAACGTTGAGACTTACACTGCTTTATTGAAAAGTGACCTTGAAAAAGGAATGATGTATTTACATAATAAGGCGGTCAAGCATATTATGAAAAACTTTGGAGAGCATTTGACTATTCTTTTTTTGGGAAAAAATTCGGATAAAAAAATTAAGTTCAAAATTAATATTCTTGACTTTGTACCTTATAGTACCAAAACAAATATTGGATACAACATCGTCCGTACAGGAATCACTTCTCCGGATAATGTGGCTGATATGCTTGGATTTCCTAAACAAAATACACCAGAAACTCAAGCTATTTACATTTCAAATGACTTGTCTAAAATTGGTGAGAAACAAGCTACAGATGATTCCTTGAAAGGGGGTGATGAAAATAGCAAAGAAAAAGGAAACGAGGGTCTTTAATATCTCTCAACTCAGTACACGAGCTGAGGGAGAAGAAAAAGCAGTTGCAATTGAAGGTTATGCGGCTGTTTTTAATTCTAAAACTAGTATTGGTGGTTGGTTTGATGAAGTCATTGAACCTGGAGCGTTCTCAAGGTCATTATCTGATAATGGGGACATTAGAGCTTTATTCAATCATAATTGGGACAATGTACTAGGGAGAACCAAAAGCCAAACATTAGAACTTAGGGAAGATGAAAAGGGGTTAAACTTTAAGGTCGAGTTACCCGACACTTCTGTTGCTCGTGATCTAACTATCAGCATGGAACGTGGAGATATCAATCAATGTTCGTTTGGATTCTTTATTACAGACGAAGAATGGAACTATAACGTAGAACCAGCGCTTCGAACAATTAAAGAAGTTGAACTATTTGAAATTTCGATTGTGTCTATCCCGGCTTATGATGATACTGAGGCTTCGCTTGTTCGGAGCAAAGAAATTGGAAAGAGCATTGAAGCTCGTACAAAACTAATCAAACAAATTGATTCAATCTTGGAGGAAAAATAAATGAACAAAAAATTACTACTCGCATTACAAAACCGCAATAAATCACGACTTACAGAACTTCGAGGGCTTGTTGAAAATCCTGAAACTCGTGCAGAAGATTTGACTGCTATTCAAGATGAAATTGCAACAATCACAGAGGAACTTCAAAATGTTGCGGATGAACTTGCTGCTTTGGAAGATGACACCACAGATGCTGGGGATAACTCAGATTCTAGTGATACTGCAAATGATGATACTGCTCGAGACGGTGAACCAGACGAAGGAGAACCTACTGTCGAAAATCGTTCGGCTACTCCAGAAGAACGTGCAGCAGTTTTAGGAGCAATCGGGAGTGCCTTGTCTACTCGTAATGCAAAATCAACTAAAACACGGGAAAAAGAAATTCGTTCAGCATTTGCAAATTTCGTTGTTGGAAATATTTCTGAATCAGAAGCACGTTCATTGGGTATTGAAACTGGAAATGGTTCAGTAACCGTTCCCGAAGTTATTGCTAGTGAAGTAATCGCTTATGCTCAAGAAGAAAATCTTCTTCGTAAATACGGAACAGTGGTTCGTACTAAAGGTGATGTAAAATATCCAGTACTTGTTAAAAAAGCAACTGCCAACGTTTCTAAAAAAGAGCGTGGAAAAACTGATGAGATTCCAGAGACTGAAATTGAATTTGATGAAATCTTACTTGATCCAGCAGAATTTGACGCACTTGCAACAGTTACTAAGAAACTTCTTGCAATGTCAGGCGCACCAATTGAGAACATTGTTATTGACGAACTAAAGAAAGCCTATGTTCGCAAAGAAACAAATTATATGTTTAATGGTAATGATTCTGGAAATGAAAACCCTGGGGCTTTGGCGAAAAAAGCTGTTGCTTTTTCACCAAGTGTTGCGGTTGACTTGAAAGCTGCAGATGCTGGTCAAAAAATGTATGATGCATTAATTGAAATGAAAAATACTCCAGTTACTGAAGTGATGAAAAAAGGGCGTTGGATCATCAACCGTGCAGCGTTGACTCTTGTTGAGAAAATGAAAACTACTGACGGGTTCCCGCTTCTTCGTCCAATGACACAAGCGGAGGGAGGAATTGGAAACACGCTTGTTGGTTATCCTATGGAGTTCACAGACTCTGCTGATAATACAACTTCGTCCGATGTTCCAGTACTTTATTTTGGAGATTTCTCATCATTCCATATTCAAGATGTTATTGGTGCAATGACCATGCAGAAACTCGTTGAGAAATATTCAGGAACGAATAGAGTTGGATTCCAAATTTACAACTTGCTTGACGGCCAATTGATATACTCACCATTTGAGCCAACTGTTTACCGATATGAACTTAGCGCATCTACTGGAGGAACTGCTTAATGGAAGAACCGGACTTAGTTGAAAAACTAAAGTCTCATCTACGATTTGAGGAGGGGATGGATGATTCTCTCCTCAATTTTTATATTGAAAATGCTAAAAAGTATGTGAGCGCAGCAACAGGAATCGAAAAAGAATATTTAGTTATTATGGTTGCTGGAATCATGTTTGAATATCGAGTATCAGAGAAAGAATTAGGTGAGGCTTTAGATGCACTGACTCCATTCTTTGTTCAGGAGGCGTTCTCAGATGAAGAAACAGATAAATAATTCAAGATGGAAAGCAATCCTTATGTCCATTTCAAATGATGAATTGGATGAGAATGATCGGCCACAAACCATTAGAAAAAAGAAGCGTGATATTTTTTATCAGGATATTGGGATAACAGCTCAGGAAAAATATTTATCTAAGCAAGATAAAACAGAAGTCGTTCGTAGAATAAAAGTGAGATGGGATAAAACTATCACTGAAAAAGATTCAGGTATTCAAATAGATTCTGTTGATTATAGTATTGAGAGGATATATACGAATGTTGATTCGCGAGAAATGGAGTTGAGTTTATCATATGTCAATTAATTTAAATGAATTAAAAGCTATTTTAAAATCAGTCAATCCTCGTGTCTATCGTGACCAGGCTCCTAAGAATACTGATTACCCTTATATTGTTTATTCCAATATATCTATTGGAAAGAAAAGGGCCTCTGGAAAATTATTTAAACTATTGCCGCTCTATCAAGTTTCCTTATTTACCTCAGGAACAGAGAATGATGTGATTCCTTTAGAAAAAGCATTATCTGAAGTCCCACATCCAGATTTTTTTGGAGTTCAAGGAGATGAAAATGACGATACAGTGACTAATTTCTATACTCAAGTAAGGGTGGTGGAAGACAGTGAACAATAATAACGGGTTTCAAGAAATGGCAGATTATACCAGTCGGTTAGCAAAAGTTGATCCAGTTGAAATAACACTAGAATCGCTTAATGATGCCGCTGAATATTTTGTTGAAAAACTTGTTCCAGTAATTCCTAAATCATTGATGAAAAAAGAACACATGCGTGATCATATTCTAATAGAAGTTTCAGACGATAAGGTTACGGTTTCTTTTGAAGGAACTTCTTTTTATTGGAGATTTATTGAAAATGGAACTAAGAAAATCAAGGCAGTACATTTTGTTGAGGGAACCTGGCAGCAACAAAAATCAAATATTGAGGATATTATGACTCAAAAATTATTAAAGAAATTGGAAGGAAACTAAAATGGGAAATACTGATGTGTTTTATTTTGAAGGGCTAGATGATATTCTTATCGCCATGATGACAAAAAAAGATACAGTTTCAACTGCTCCGCAATATGGTGAAATTGTTCGCTTGCCTATTGCGACTAAATTAAAAGTAAAAGGAAATGGTTCAGAACTTGAAAAGTGGCCATCTAGCAAGATGTTCCGACGTGTATCACGAGAAACTAAACATGAGTTAGGTTTAGATCACGTAGGAATACCTATCGAATTAATGGACCAAATCAAAGGGCTAATCGCCAAAAATGGAGTAACATTTGGAAAAAATAATGCTCGCGAACTTCCATATTTTGCATTTGGATTTATTGGTAATGTTGAAGGCGGGGGGAAAAAAGTGGTTTGGTACCCTAAGACCCAACTTTCAATTGTTGTTGATGAAGAATATGCAACAGCAGAAGAAGATACCAAAATTGACGATGTAACAGCAAATCTTGTCGCAACAGGTCTTTTGAATAATGGAGTAATGTATTCAAGCTTTGATTCAAATAGAGATAGTGCTCTTGGGGTTTCTGTCGACAAATTTATTTCAGAACCTATTTTTGATGAAACGCAATGGGCAGAGATTGTGGCAGCTCAATCAGGTGGAACAGGAGGTGGCGAATAATGGCAAGATTAGCCGATTATGGAATTCAAGTTGAACGACTATCTAACAGGGCGACAGTTCATATTGATGGACACGATTTCCCTGTAGTCTTGTCCCATGAAGCACTTGAATATATTGGAATCGTTTATCAAGAAGATTATCAGAAATTCGAGTCAGATTTAAATGACTTCTTACAACGTTCTAAAGGAAAGTTATCTGTTGGTACAATCAAATCAAGCGATTGGAAAATTGTAAAATCATTAGTTTATGGAATGCTTGCTGCTGGAGGTTTGGAAGATTCCCCTAAAGATGTGTTTACTTGGTTAGGTTTTAGAAATGAAACTGTTAAAGTATTTACTACATGTATGGAAGTATTTTCCAAGAATACATTTCAGGTGGAAGACTTAAAAAAATCGAAGAAGCCACAAGACTTTCAGAAAATGAAAAGAAAAAACAACCGAAATCAAAAAAGCAATCCCAAGAATTAGGTACACCTTGGGATTTTTATTTATATGTTTCGGTTACTTTACTTGGATGGGATGTTAATTTCTTTTTGAAATCAACACCTAACTTGTGGCTTAAAAGCTATATTCAATGGTTAGAAACAAACACAGAGTTTAAAGAAATAGAATCAATCACACTTGATCAATCTCCATATTGGTAGAAAGGAGCAGTAGAAATGTCAAAAAAAGAATCAGATGTTGTATTAAATTTTAAAATGGATGGTCAAGTTCAGTATGCTCAAACCATAAAAGAAATTAATCAAGTGATGAATATTGCTGCTTCTGAGTACAAAAATCAGATTTCAGCAATGGGAAGTGATGCAACTGCAACCGAAAAACTTACTGCAGCAAAGAAAAAACTTGAAATTCAATTAGAAGGTGCTGAGAAGCGCTCTCAAATGTTAAGAGAAGAATATGAACAATCAGTTAAAGAAACTGGAGCATATTCTGAGCAATCAAAAAAACTTTATAAGCAACTTCAAGATTCTGAGACTGGCGAAAATAAGTTAAGGAATGCCCTTGATCAAACGAACGATGCAATAAAAGAGCAAGGTGATGTATCAATTGATACGGCAAAAAAATTGCAAAAAATTGAAGAATCTGGTGGAAAAATAAAAGGTGTCGGTGAAAAAATGTCTATTGGAGTAACTGCTCCAATAGCTGCTGTAGGAGCCGCAGGTTTAGCAGCTTTTAGTGAGGTTGATGAGGCATTAGACACAATTATCACAAAAACAGGTGCAACAGGCGATAAAGCTGACCAATTATCTCAATCTTTTGAAAATGTCGGTTCTAACACTCATTTACCACTCCAAACAGTTGGGGAGGCCATAGGAGAAGTCAATACTCAATTTGGTTTTATGGGTAAGCAGCTTGAAGACTCGACAAATTATCTACTTCAATATGCTGAAATCAATGATACAGATGTTTCTCAATCTGCAATCTCAGCCCGTCAAGCAATCGAAGCCTACGGGCTAAAATATACTGATTTAAATAGTGTTTTGGATGTGACTACAAAAACATCCCAAGACACGGGGCAATCGGTAGATGATTTGATGCAAAAAGCAATAGATGGGGCACCACAAATTAAACAACTTGGGTTGAGTTTTGGTGAAGGTGTGACCTTGATGGGGAAATTTGAACAGTCTGGTGTTGATTCAGGGGCAGCATTAAGTAGTTTATCAAAAGCAACTGCTGCATATGCTAAAGATGGTAAGACACTCAGTCAAGGTTTGGGAGAATTACAAAGCAAAATAAAAAATGCTGGTTCAGAGACCGAGGCGATTAATGCTGCAGCTGAAATATTTGGAACAAAAGGTGGCCCACGAATGGCAGACGCTATTCGAAGGGGAGCTTTAGATTTAGGAGATTTAGCTAAAGCAGCAGAAAGTAGTGGTGGAACAGTTGGAAATACATTTGATGCAACATTAGACCCAATAGACCAAGCAAATCAAGCGATGAACAATGCCAAGTTAGCTCTTGCGGATGTTGGTGAAAGTGTACAAGTTAGTCTTTTACCATTTTTTCAATCAGCTATTTCTGCATTAAAATCATTTAAAACTTGGTGGGATTCACTAAGTCAAGGTACTAAAAACTGGATTATGATAATTGCGGGTATTGCAGCAGCAGTTGGACCAGCATTAGTTATTTTAGGTACCTTAATGGGTTCAGTTACTAAGATCTATCAAGGTGTAAAGTCATTAAACACAATATTTGGTATCTTAAAGGCGACAATGTTGACTAATCCTTTTGTTTTGATAATCGCAGGTATTGCTTTATTAGTTGCTGCTTTCGTTTTAGCTTATCAGAAAGTCAAATGGTTCAGAGATGGCGTTAATACTTTTGTTGGTGGAGTCAAAGATATATTTGTTCAAGGCTTTAATTTCATTTCAGGCTTTTTAGGCAATGTTTTTGGAGGAATAGAAAAGAATTTAAATAATTTCTTAGAAGCTGGCAAACGTATATTAAACGGTCTCATTGATTTTGTTACAGGGGTTTTCTCAGGTAACTGGGAGAAAGCTTGGAAAGGAGTAACAGAGATATTCAGTGGTATCTTTGATGGAATTGCTGCTTTGGCAAAAGCTCCTATTAATAACATGATTGGTTTGATTAATGGTTTTATCGGAGGTTTGGATAAAATTAAAATACCTAAATGGGTACCTGGTGTTGGTGGGAAATCCTTTAGTATCGGTAAAATTCCTTATCTTGCGACAGGTGGGCATCTACTTAATGGTCAAGCTATCGTTGGTGAAGCTGGACCAGAACTGTTATCAACAAGTAATGGTAAAACTACTGTCGTCCCTCTTTCAGCTGATGAAAAGAGAAAAGGGATTAGCGGTAAGCTTGATAATAATGTGACCATTGAACAACATAATCATTTTGGCCAAATTGATGCAAATAATCCAAGTGAACTCTCTCGATTAAATCGTAAGATGAAACAAGCCTCTGTTCAGGCAATTATGGGAAGAGGAGGTGTTCCAGGATGACGGATTTTTTTAATTCTGATGAGCCAAATTTTATATTTAAAGGAATTAATGCTGTGATAGATTTTGGGTGTGTTATTGAATCGGAAATTCCAGATGTTAAAGCACAACCTAATATTGAAGAAATAACAATTCTTGGTCGAAGTGGAACGCTTACTGAGTGGTACGGAGATTATGAAGCTTATGATTTACCTATTGGAGATATTTCAATTCCATATGGAAACTTAGAGGAAGTTAAAAGGTGGCTGTCAGGTAGTGGTCAACTGATTTCGCACAATGATTATGATAAATATATTGAAGCTACTCCTAAGTTTTCAAGCCCTTTGGAATTTGAAAATGAGTGGGGGATTTTTTATAAGTTTGAACTGACTTTTAGATGCCAGCCTTTCAAAAGAAAAGTTAATGAAAAAAAGCTTGTTATTAAGGAACCTACAAGCACTTTTTTTAATCCTGGATCTGTGAATTCTTTTCCAATTATTGAAATTGCAACGAATGAAGGAGATTTGGAAGTTAATCTAAATGGGACAATAATTAAACTTCTAAATCTATCAAAAGATTGGGTAATTATTGACTGTGAAAAAGGAGAAATTAACCAACTAAATAAAATGGTTCGCTCGATAGGCGAATGGCCAGAGATTGTCCCTGGGGAAAATGAAATTTCGTTTTCAAATAATTTTATTGAAGCGATAGTATCAATGAGGAGTTCGTGGTTATGATAAGAAAAATTTATCTGTATGACAAAATGCCAGAAAAACTGGAAGAAAACGGGACTCCAATTATTGATTGGAAAGATTTACCTGAAATTACAAGAAGTTTAAATAATTCTTTTTCATTTTATGGGAACTATCTTTTGAACGGGAATAATGTCAAAAAAATAAAAAAAGAAAAATATCTTAAAGCTTATACTGAAAATGGAACTTATCAATATTTTAGAATTAAGTCTGTTAAGAAAAATCTTAGTGGAATTTCAATTACTGCTCTCCATATCGGCTATGAAGCAAATCGCAACTTTATTCCTGAAGCAAATGTGGCAAATGGGAACGGGAAACAGATCATGAATGCTCTGAAATCCAATCTTGTTTTAGATCAACCATTTCTTTATGAGTCAGATGTTGCAAGTTACCATCAATTTACAGCAAAGCAAGTGAATCCAATTGATGCCATAATTGGAAGTAATAATGGCAATCAAAACTTAGCTAGTGTATGCGATGCTGAACTTGATATGGACAATTATACCTTGACTTTGAAAGAAAGAATTGGAGAGGATAATGGCTTTAGGATTGATTTTGGTAAAAATTTGGCTTCAATCGAAGAAACGGTGGATGACTCAGCAGTAGTTAACCGTCTTTTTCTTGTAGGAGGCGTGCCCGAGGATACCGATTATAATGTAGAGCAAACTCCAGTTACTTTTGGATATTTGAGCGTTTCTGGCATAACCGAAGAAAATGTTCAGATTGCAAAACGTGAAAATAGTGAGTGTAAAACAGTAGATGAGTTAAAAAAATGGGGACAAACTTTATTTGATAACGATCGCATTCATGAACCTAAAGTGACCCATGAAGTTGATATGGTAGTTTTAGAAAACACATTGGAGTATCAAAATACTTACCAAAAAATTGCCAGTTTGAGATTAGGAGATACTGCATATATCTCACTTAAAAACCTAGATATCCAAGTCCAAGAGAGAATGATTGAATATACTTGGTATCCAACCTTATCAAAATATAAATCTATAGTACTTGGGAATGACTTAGAGATGTACACTTCATCGATAGAAACTCAGGTTAATTCAGTTAAGAAAAAACTTGAAACGAGATCAGATGAACTCATTAATGCTGTAAACAATGCCACCCAATGGATAACAGGTAATAAGGGTGGTTATGTCCTTTTAGATCCGAAAGATGCACCGAGAAGAATTTTAATTATGGACAAACCGAATGCAGCGGATGCAAAAAAAGTTTGGCAATGGAATGTTGACGGACTCGGTTATTCAAGCACTGGGATTGATGGTCGCTATGGGTTAGCTATGACACGAGATGGAGCAATTGTGGCTGATAGAATTACTACAGGTATATTATCCAGTATCCTTTTTCAAGGTAATGTTATTAAGTCTATTGGTGATGGCTCATATTATCAATCTGTTATGTCAAACGGTAAGTTCATGATTGAGCAGTATAAAAAGACAACTAGTGTAGATTATTCTAATCAAAATTGGGAACAAACTGTTCATGGAGCAGAAATCGGTGGTTTTGTTGGAACTTATGGAGGTGGGAAGGCAAATGGTTCAGCTATTTTGAATTTCCCAGGTTATATATTCTCAATTAACCAATCTAATAATAGTGGTGGTTCAGTTCCTGTTTTTCAAGTTCCGGAAGATTCTACAACAGATAAGCCCAAATATAACTTATTTGGTAGTGGAATGTTTAAAGGAGATATAAAAATTAAAGGATCACTTGAAGTTGATAGTCTTAAGGTCAATGGTCGAGTGGAAGTCAAAGAACTCTATGTCAACGGAACAAAAATTGATACTTATGGTGGAGGAAATACAGGAGGCGGTGATAATGGATGGAATGGTCAATACCCACCAGAAGTCACAACTGACCGTGACAAACGGTACTGGCAAATCTGGGCAATGGCAATTGGAGCTGGTTTTTCTAAACAAGCTGCAGCTGCTTTACTTGGGAATGCACAGGGTGAATCTGATGCCAACCCAACAGCTGATGAGGGCGGTGGACGTCCTGGTTTCGGTTATGGAGTTTGGCAATGGACGGATAGTTCAGGCGCTAGCTCTGGACGTGTTTATATGATTAATCTCATGACACGAGCAGGAGTGACTGACAATCCTGACACAATCACAGCCCAATTCAAACTATTGATGTGGCATGCACCAAACGGTCAATGGATTGCGACTAGCTCATATCCATATTCTTGGAGTCAATTCACAACACTAACAGATATCAATACTGCCACGCAAGCATTTGTAGCTAACTTTGAACGTCCATTAGATGGACACCCTGAACGTAGCACTTGGGCGCAAGAATGGTATGACAAATTTGTTAATCTTGAAATCCCAAGCGGTGGAGGCGGTTATATTGCTCCAATTTCAAGTCCTATTACCGTAACAAGTGAAATGGGTTGGAGAACGAGTCCAATCACCGGAGCGCAAGAATTTCACAATGCTATGGACTTGGTTAATGGCAATCCAACAACTCCAATCTTAGCTTCTGGCGATGGTCAAGTTGTCCAAGCGGGAAGCAATTATTATGACTGGTATGGAAATTACACGGTCATCAAGCATGCGGATGGACTTTATACAGGGTACGCACATCAAAGTAGAATTGATGTTTCTGTGGGGCAAAATGTTAAAAAAGGCCAACAAATTGGACTTATGGGAGCGACTGGCCCAGTCACCGGCCCGCATTTGCACTTCCAATTTATGGATGAATATTGGCCATCGTCAAACGCTCACTTTAAGAATCCAAGGGATTATATCAATTTTTAGAAAAAAGGAGAATAAATATGAGTGATTACTCAGTTACTTTGAGTACTACAGAGCCTAATAACTATGTCGGACTCATTAAGTTACGACAGGGAGATGTCGCTTCACAATCAATTCAAGCTACAATCACAGCGAACGGTCAACTCTTTAACTTTGACCGCTTGGCTGTGTTTTTTAATGCAGTCTTACCTAACGGTAACGTTGTTCGAGACAAAGTTACCAACGTAGATTATGTGAATTCTAAACTTAGTTACGTCGTTGCAGATAGCTTTTTGCAAGAAGTAACCCAGGTCACCGCTTGGTTTTCATTTGAAAATGATGAAAAAATAATCGATAGCACGAAGAACTTTCAATATTCGGTTATTGCCGGATGGAAGGAATGTATTCCGCAAGGGAATTACATTTATGAACTTTCGGAAATTCAACGTGAGATTGAAGAAATTATTGGGAATAAAGATTTTACGAGCTTAATCAAACGCATGGATGCACTTGAAACCAAAACCATTTATCTTGATCAAGTTAAAGCTGATAAAACGGAATTAAATGAAACAAATGAAGGACTCGGTAAATTAGAAAACGCGACTTCAACGCTTGAAAATAAGATTTCCAGTCTTTCCAGTGGGTCTCCTAAAGCAGTTTCTAAGGTTTCGGATATGGTAGATAAAACTAAAAACTATGTTTATACCGGTACTGAACAAGGATATGTTGCAGGCAATTGGTATTATTGGACGGGTTCATTTTGGGTTTCGGGAGGAACCTACCAAAGCACGGGGATAGCAGACAAATCTGTGACTCAAGAAAAATTAGATAACAATGTCAATGAGAGTATTAAATTATCTCTTGAAAATGGGGGGGACCTACCAAAACTTGTTGATAGGCACATTCAAAGACGGATATGTCAGACCAGACGGAACTTTTTCAACTGCCGATGCTAAATCGAACTATCACACTTATAATTATGAATGCAAAACAGGCGAACGATTCAAAGTCAGTGGTAGTGTAGTTAATCAATATACTACTCTTGTAGCTTTTTTCAACGGAGATAAATTTATTAACTATCTGGGAATAGGAGACGTGGGAGGTACTTACAAAGCATTTATAGATTTTGAGTTTTCTGTACCTACAAATTCTGATAATTTTTACTTATTGAATGTAGGAGTGGTAACTTTGCCCGAAGTTAAAAAATTAATTCCTATTAAAGAAATTTCAAATACAGTTAATATTGCAAAGAATGATATTCCACTTTTGAATGAGAGTATTGGCGAATTCAAAGATATTGAACTAAACAAACTAGAGCATGGATACTATAAGCCAGACGGGACTTTTGGAACAGTTACAGGTTCGAGCCATACGGTTTATTATACTAACGTTACTCCAGGAGAGCATATTAGAGTAACAGGTACTGTCCAAAATATGTACACTACGCTTGTCACTTTATTCGATATTAATCACAAGGCAATTTCTTACTTAAAAACAGGTGTACAAAACCAATCACCAATTTTATTTGAAAATTATGAGTTCATCATCCCTGATGGGTGTTATGAAATATCATTATTTAATTTTTCTACTTCAAGTTCAATAAATCCAAAAATTCAGAAACTCTCTTATTTTTCAATAGAGGAAGTAGCCAGTGATATAAATCAAATTAAAAATTCCATTAATAATGATTTTAAAGATAAAAAAATAGCTTGGTTCGGTACTTCAATTCCAGCGGGCGGTTATATAGGTTTAGGTAATGACGAATCATATCCAATGAAAATCGGGAAAATACTTGATGCCAAAGTTTATAACGAATCTGTTGGTTCTTCCCCTGCGCATTGTAAATGGAAATCAAAAATAACTGAAGAAAACCCATACGGTTTCAATGGTAATTATGAAAATTGTTCTCGTGCGCTCGGTAATACAGTTGAAGAAATGCAATGGATTATCGATCATTGGAATGCAAGTTTTTGGTCTAATCCTCCTAAATCACGTCCAACAAATATCGAAGAGATTTTGAGTTTTAGTTATGAAAATAAACTAAAAAAACATCTTTCTACCGGTAGCGAACCAGTAGATTTATTTGTTTTTGATCATGGACACAACGATCAATGGCACATTGATTCAGTTACGCCTGACGACCCTTATGACATGTTTTCTTTTCAGGGAACAATGAATTTTTTCATAAAAATGATATTAGAGGATAATCCAAGAGCTAGAATCATAATTATTGGAGAATATGAAAATCAAAATGTTCCTAAGATTTCGCAAGCGCAAAGTCATCTTGCTAATTATTGGAGTATCCCAATAATGCCACTTTGGGAAGTTCTAGGTTTTTCAAATAAGAAAATCACAACAACTGGTTTTTGGCAAAATGGGATATGGCAGAAAAATGGCGGAATTTCACAAGAAATATCAATAATTAACACTTATTTAGCTGATGGTACACATCCTCATTCTGACTTAAGCGGTAAAACTACAGAATATATTACTCAACAATTAGTCGTTTGGCTAAAATCTAATATCAGATTTTTTTAGAAAGTAGGGGATATGGAGGAGCAAGCATGGCGAGAAGTGCTCGAACGATTAGCTCGAATTGAAACAAAGTTGGATAACTATGAAACAGTCCGGGATAAAGCAGAACGAGCACTTTTAATAGCCCAATCAAACGCAAAACTTATAGAAAAAATGGAAGCCAATAATAAGTGGGCTTGGGGCTTTATGCTTACTCTTGCCGTAACTATTATTGGATATATAATTACTAAAATAATTTAAAGGAGAAAGAACATGAAAACAATTGATAAAGGCACACTTACACGTACAATCTTACTTGTATTAGCGCTAGCTAATCAACTTCTTACAGCTTCAGGACACTCTGTAATTCCAATAGATGATGCCACAGTAACAAATATCATCTCAACTGGTTTTACCGTAGCAACTGCACTCGCCTCATGGTGGAAGAACAACGACTTCACTCATGCAGCCAAAAAAGGAACTGAACTTACTAAAAGTTTAAAAAATGGAGATAGCGTTCAAGTAGTTAAGGCATCTGATACTGACCATGAATTCACAGAAGGGGGCGAATGATGTCAAGTATTGAAAATATGATAGCTTGGATGCAAGCACGAAAGGGTAAGGTAACTTACGCAATGACTTCACGAACGGGTCCGAACTCTTATGACTGTAGCTCGTCAGTGTTTTTTTCAATGATTGCCGGTGGTTTTTTGTCAGCAGGTTCAATGGGAAATACTGAAACCTTGTTTGGAATGTCTGGCACAAAACTCAAAGAAATAAGACGTGGAGAAGTGCAACGTGGGGATATTTTCATTTCAGGTACTCCTGGCGGTTCTGCTGGCTCTGACGGACATACGGGTATCTTCCTAAGCAATGGTTCATTCATTCACTGTTCTTATACTCATAATGGGATTGCGGTTGATACGAATGATGCTTATATGAGTACACGATTACCACATCACTTTTATCGAATCGTTGGCTCAGGCTCAGGAAATACTGACAACAAGCCACAAATGGTTACCTTAACTGTTGATGGTCAGTTCGGAAATGCGACTGCTAAACGATTGCAAGAATACTTTGATACAGCTGGTAAAGATGGAGTAATCAGTCACCAGTATAAACAAACCTTTAATCAAAATATCTACGCAGCACAGTTCGATTCATCACTGACAGGTTCAAATGTTGTTAAAGCATTGCAGAGATTTTTAGGTATTGGACAAGACGGGCTCTTTGGCCAAGGAACTATCAAAGCTTTACAGAAACATCTTGGAACCACACAAGACGGAACTATCAGCCCAGTTTCTGATTCTGTCAGAGAATTACAACGTCGATTGAATGCGAATAAATTGTAAAAATATAACCACCTTTTCATATTGTTGACTAGGTGGTTTTTTTGTTATACTTTTATAGTCAAGGAGACTATTATGAAAATTAGATCTATAAAAAAAACTATTACTTTTATTATCATTTTAATATTATTATATTCAATCATAAACTTTTTAAAAAATTTGAAGGGTATAGAACCGCAAAATTGGTTGGATTTTTCAGGAAATATTTTAGGTTCAATATTAGGAGTTTTAGGAGCTTACCTGATACTAAGGATACAGATTAGCAAAGAAAAAGCTAAGGCAGAAAGTAAAGCTTTAGAAGAGGAAAGACCGTACTTTTTTATTGGTGGTTCTTCTTCATACGGAGAATTGAATTTTGAATTTTATAATGCTAAACATTCACTTTTGAATAATCTTGAAGTCTATTTTTTTTTAGGAAATGAAAATGAAAAAAACTATATTTATAGTAGCTTGGGACATATTAAAACAGACACTAAATATAGCGTAAGATATCCATTTGGAGAAGAACATATAAATGGAATTAATAACATTAGTCCTAATAATGGAGTTATAATAAAAGGAACGACGTTATTGGGGGAAAAAATTTCGTTTATATACGGTAGCTTTGGAAAAGATCATGGAATTAGCAAAACATTATATTATGATGTTATAGATAAAAAAAAGACCGGTATCTATTCTGGTGACAAAATAAACGATGAAACTTTTGACGATTTGATTTCTAATATAGTAGCTGAAAAAATTAAATCGAATGCTATAAAGGTAAAATTATATTTAGTAAATGATAAATATTAGAATATTAACCCTGACTTCGGTCAGGGCTTTTTTTATTTTTGATGATTTGATAAAATAAAGTAGAGAATAGGATAGGATAGGAGATACAGTGAAAGAAGCAATTTTTAGAATAATTGATAAACTAGATCTGAGAATGATTTCGTTAACAGCATGGTTGATATCAGGAACTGGTGTGTTTTTGCCAAATAAATATATTGAACTCATGGGATTAATGAGTATAAAAGTGAAATATCAATGGGTTATTTCATCTGTATTTTTGGTATTGAGCGCATATTATATAATTGTGATACTGCATTTTGTATACTATAAAATAAAAATAATTTATCTAGAAAAAATAAATAGGAAAGTAATACTTAATAAATTAAGAACTTTAAGCACCGATGAACAGAGAATTCTATTGCAATTTTACAATAAAAATGAAAAAATATTTGGCCTAGAAGCAAGACTAGATATTCAAAATGCGACAGTCAATGTGCTTTCTAGCAAACGAATTATTAGTCGTGGCTCCCAAATTGGAAATTTATATCACGGTTTTAGCTATTTTCTTCAACCGATGGTTCAAGTTGAATTAAATAAAATGCTAACAAATGGCGAAATAAAAGTTTATGAACAAAAATTTGAATGGAAAGTCGAAAGTGATTAATATATCTTCTATAGATATTGATTTATAGGCTAACTGATAGAATAGCAAATATGATATAATTAAATTCTTAAATATAGGTGTCAGCAATTTGCTGGCATTTTTTATTTCATAAATTAAATCTTTATGCATTAAATTATTGGTTATCTATTGACAGATACTGAAAAAAGTTATTTTGAAATCTAAATCAAAAAAAGCTGAATATCAAAGATATACAGCACCCTGCCTGACAAAAATTTTATTGGTTTAACAATCCTTTTAACAATCCCTCAAATGAAACGTATTACTATTTATTATTAGTCCAAAATGAAAAATAGCTAAATATAGCGTTTAGTGTAACGTATTACTACCTATTTATATACCCCTGAATAAGAGGTAAATATAGAATTTGAGTTTTCGAAATTAAATTAATTAAAAGTTTTAAACAGAGGTGCCGGTAGATGCTGGCTTTTTTATATCTAATAATCTAGGATTTAATATTTTCTATCTTAGGAGAAATATATAATTATATATGTTATAATACCGATATAAAAAGTTTAATTGGAGAGTATAATCAATCATGACAAGCCCACAGCTGATAAATGCTATAACAACATCTTATAAAGAGTTGACGGATGATATCAATCTGGAGTATGTTGATCTTTATAAAGAATTTGAGGATGAGAAATTACGGATGGTACTCTCAACTTTACACCATTTATTAACTGAATCATATATTACTATGAATCAACTTTTGCCTTCGGAAGATTATACGCGCCATTTTTGGGCCGAAGACAGTCGTAAACTGATCAATATAATAAATATTATTAATAAGCTTAAAGGTAAACTTTTAAATAGTGAACTTTCTTTTAAATTAGATGACTATTACGCAAATGTTTTAAAAAATTCAAAAGATTTTTTATCCAAAAGTGGGGGGAGTGAAATTCCCCCATTTACTGAATCAGTTGACCTATATTATGAGATCCCTATTTTTATTCCGACTAATTCCTTAAATATTTCTCGTGAAGATAAAAAAATATTTTCTGATTTAAAACCTATTGGGGAGGGCTCTTACGCGTCTGTTTATAAATATAAAGATGAATTTTATGATAAAGAATTTGTATTGAAAAGAGCTAAAAAAAAGCTTGATACTAAAGAACTGGAGAGGTTCAAAATTGAATATGAACAAATGAAATCACTAAGTTCTCCGTACGTGACAGAGGTATACAGGTATAATGGCGATGAAAATGAATATATTATGGAGTGTATGGACTATTCTTTAGAATCCTACTTAAAAAAATTTCAAGATAAATTAGATTTAAATGCCAAAAGAAAAATTGTTTTCCAAATATTAAATGCTTTTAAATATATACATTCGAAAGGTATTTTACATAGAGATATTAGTCCTAAAAATATTTTGATAAAAAAATATGAGGACGTACTTATTATAAAAGTAGCTGATTTTGGCTTAGTCAAAATTCCTGAGAGTGGTCTTACATCATTAATGACAGATTTTAAAGGTGCTTTTAATGATTTATCGTTGGAACAGGAAGGATTCAGTAGCTATAATATATTACATGAGACTTATGCACTGACAAAATTAATATATTACACTATGACTGGCCGGACAAATATAAAAATTGGTAGTATCAAAAATTCGGACCTTAAACAATTTGTTTCAAAGGGTATTAGTCTAGATAAAAACGTCAGATATAAAAATGTTGATGAAATGATTTCGAGCTTTAGATCTATAAAATTTTGA